TGCAGGAGTTCTGTTACTGAGTTTCTTACTAAGTTGGCCTGTGTACATGCTGTGGAATGGGTGTTTGGTTGATGCAGTGACTTCTGTTAAGGAAGTCACGTGGTTGCAGGCGTGGGGCATCACTATCCTGTGCGGCTTCTTGTTCAAGACATCAGTCAACTCAAAAGATTAACCCTCCAAGGTTATCCCGGGCACTGGTTGGCTCCGGCCCGGGCTTTGTGGCAGGTACCCGTAAAACGGTACCTGTCTTTTTGACTTCTTGCGGCGGTAAGTATATACTGTTACAATGCCGCAACACTTGCTGATACATCTAAGCCAAGGCTTAACACTGCAATTTCAAATACGACCAACCCCTCTTGCCGAGCTATGGGTTGAGCGTATGCAAGCCCGCGGCAGTTATCCCCTGGATCATCCAGATAGATTTTACGGCTTTGGCTCTCAATTAGAAGAGCGCATTCGTGCCGAAATTATGATCGAACAATGTATCAAAACAATCAACCAACACACTCCTATTATCGAGCGTGAGTTTGATTGGAGCCAGGACAGCCTCAATTACTTGCACAACATCTTTGAACGCTATCATGGACTGCTAGATCAACAGACATCAGAATACTGGCAACAGGCACCTGATCAGGTGAAACAGGCACTGTCAGAATTGAACCTGGCTGTGCATAGATGTGAAACTGTGCTCGAAGGTACAAAGCCAAGATTTGTTTGCACTTGGTTTGGCATGCCCAAGATAAAGAAACTTGACCCTGCTCAGTTGGCGCAATGGGGCGCGACGCAAATACAATTTGGAACTGTGTATCTCAATTATTGTGAAATTGGAAAAACAGTCGAGGACCTAGCACACGACAATGACAAGTACATAGGTGAGGATGCATTCCGACCGTTTGGTCACTACAGTGCCGATTTTCATGTGGCATTTTTCAATCACGATTTAAGCTTCAAAGAGCCAGGCATGCAACAGTACATTGATCAACACCAAGATTTTTTTCTTGCTCATGGCATCACAAGTGTGTATAATGCAATAGCACAACCGCTACGTTTTCCTGTGGCAGATTTGCAGTATACCGGACAACCACAACAACTCATACAAGAAATAGCACGCCAACAACGGGTGCTCAAAGTCACTATACAATGAAACGATGCACTATACAAATTCGAGATGAAGTAAACATCAAGCTAGACGGCATAGACTTAGATGTGCGCAAGGCCTTGGTCAATGCATTCAAGTACGATGTACCTTATGCAAGATACTTGCCAGCAGTGAGACTGGGAAGATGGGATGGCAAAGTAAGCTACTTCCAATTGGGTGGTAGCACATACACCAATCTCTTGCCAGAGATCATGCCCATTCTAGAACGCTACAACTACGACATTGAACTGGATGACCAAAGAGAATACTCTACCACATTTGAGTTTGCTCAAGTCACAGAACAAACTTTTGCACACAAGACCTGGCCCAAAGGACATCCTGCAGAAGGGCAACCTATCTTGTTGCGTGACTATCAGGTAGAAATTGTGAACAACTTTCTGACCAATCCGCAATGCATACAAGAGGTGGCCACAGGTGCAGGCAAAACAATCATGACAGCAGCCTTGAGTGCCAGTATAGAGCCATATGGCAGGTCAATTGTGATTGTGCCCAACAAGAGTCTAGTTACACAAACTGAAAAGGACTACCTTAATCTTGGCCTGGATGTGGGTGTTTACTTTGGCGACAGAAAAGAACATGGTCGTACACATACCATCTGCACTTGGCAGAGTCTAAATGTACTGCTGAAGAATACCAAGGCAGGTGTGGGCGAAGCTACCATACAGGACTTTATTGAAGATGTGGTGTGTGTGATGGTGGACGAGGTACACATGGCCAAAGCAGATGCACTCAAGACCCTGCTGACTAGTGTGATGGCAAGAGTGCCAATTCGTTGGGGATTGACCGGTACTGTGCCCAAAGAAAAGTTTGAAAGCCAAGCTCTGCTGGTTAGCTTAGGTCCTGTGATCAGCAAGCTCAGTGCCAATGAACTGCAACAGCAAGGTGTGCTGGCGCAGTGCCATGTGAACATTGTGCAGTTGCAGGATCACGTGGAGTATTCAAATTACCAAAGCGAGCTTAAATACTTGTTAGAAGAGTCAGGCAGGCTAGATGCCATGGCAGAACTCATACGCCATGTGAATGAAACAGGCAACACCCTGGTACTAGTGGATCGCACTGAATGCGGGCGTCAATTAGTAGAGCGACTGGGCGAACGTGCTGTATTTGTGTCCGGCGCAACCAAAGCAAAAGATAGACAAGACGAATATGACGAAGTGGCGGACAGCGTTGATAAGATTATTGTGGCTACCTATGGTGTTGCCGCTGTGGGCATTAATATCCCTAGGATTTTTAATTTGGTTCTTGTGGAACCCGGGAAAAGTTTTGTCCGCGTTATCCAAAGCATTGGACGCGGGATAAGAAAAGCAGAAGATAAAGAGCATGTTCAAATCTGGGACATAACTTCAACCTGTAAGTTTGCCAAGCGTCACCTGACCAAGCGCAAACAGTTCTACAAAGAAGCCAACTATCCCTTTACTCAAGAAAAACTTGAATGGATGAAAATAAAATAACCATTGCAGTATGTGGCGAAAGCTATTGCGCTGCCAGCACAGTTGATCTTAAAGAATCAGGACTAAGAGGACATTTTAGTCAGATCCTTGAAGATCAATACGGCTATAAAGTTTTGCATTTTGCATATGGCGGATTCAGCAACACAGGAATCATGTTTCAGATACAAGAAGCAGTAAAGCACCAACCTAACGTTATTGTTTACAATAAGACTTGGGCCAGTCGTGTTAACATTAAATTGAAAGATGGGTTTCGTCCTGCAGAAGGATTAAAAAATTTTGTATATTTTAATCCGCACATGTCTAGCACACACGAGCCCTGGACTGGCACCCAAGAGGCGTGTATTTTAAGCACAGTGGTTCAAGGGTTAGAAAATCAGCCATTGGTCTCTCGTGAAAAATTACAAGCCACAAAACAGTATCTTACTGAGATATTTGATTATGATATGCAACAAGTTTTAGACAATTGGTTGTTTGAATATTGGCATGACAAAATTACAACAGCTGGTATTTTACCGTTGTGTTTTAATGATGTAGATGTTGGTAAAGTTGCTTACGACTTTAGCCAAGCCAATCAAACAATTGATTCACCGTTTCACACAGACCGAGCAACCCAAGAACAGGTGGCTGCAAATATTCATCGCAAGATCGTTGACAAATTGCCACAAACCAAGTAAAATAACAACATGAGAATACTTACCCTAGACAATGTCACTTACGATTTAGATCACCTGCCCGAAGAAGTAGATGACATGCGTTTTGCTATTTTGGACAATTCAAACCCTGTAGATCCAGACTATCATTTTATACCCTTAATCTTTTTAGAGAGTTTTAATGCTCCTGCACTTGTGCTACGCATTGGAGAACACACTATAAAAATGCCCATGGATTGGCAGATTTTGATTGGCGAACCTGATGTTGGCGACTTGGAAGTGCTACCACTTACATCAATCAACGACCGTGGATTCAAAGTATTCCAGTTCAATCCCTTAACCAGTTTCCGTCCTAGCTTTCCGGAAATTGAAATCCTAGATGTCTATCACGAAGTGAGCTGGTATGCACCCAAACTTAAAAACGGCCAGCTGCTGGCAGTGCCCGTAAGCGAAGGCGCAGATCCAGACTGTGTGTACTTTGTTAAAGACGTCAGCCGCAATTGCGAGATTGTGGATTACAACAAGGCCTGGTAATGCCCTACACTGAACCTGAACTATTTGAAATCATCAACCGCTTGGCCAGAGTGTATCTGGAAAGTTACCCCGACGACCGTGAAGGTCTAGAGCGTTTTCTGCGCTGGGCACATTTACAATACGGCTACCAGTATGGGAACCCTTAAACCGGGTGCTACATACATCTACGAACGTGTAGGTAACGAAGTGTATGCTCGAGAGTTTGGTGCTGATCCTGCTGACCGTAAGTTAATGGGCTATGCATATGATCCTGTAACTGGACACAAAATGGAATACGATGCTAGAACACCAGATGGCAGACCCTTGTTTGATCACTTAATGGACAGTAAGATGTGGGGAGAGATTAGGCGTGCCGCCCAAACCAATCCCACTTTACAAGACGCACTAGATCGTGCTATAATGATCTACAAACTGACCAAAACCAAATGAGTAAGATTTATTGCAAAGCACCTTGGACCAGTGTAAGTTACATGCCTGGCGGCAAGTATTCGCCGTGTTGCGCCTGGAGTGGTAATACATTTGACAGCCAAGAAGAAATGACCAAGGTAGTTGGCGGTGCATTCTTACGCGGTGAAGTTCCAAAAGAGTGTGCTAATCCTTGTCCTCCAGATAAGTTAGGCTGGCGGGAAATGTACAATAATTACGAAACAGACTACGCCACACATAAAATACATTTTTTAGATTTTCGTAACAACAACCTTTGCAATTTAAAGTGCCGCAGTTGTGGTCCAGGATTTAGTACGTCATGGTCTAGCGAACTTGGAGTAGAAGATATAAGTTTGTACAATCCAGTCGACATCTCAAATATAGATCTAAATCAGTGCAAACAAATTTATTTTGCAGGCGGCGAACCATTGTTGAACCCACAACATTACCAAGTGCTTGAAAAATTAATTGAGCAAGGTGCTGATCCTGCCATAATGTACAGCACCAACATGACTGTGCTAGGCGCCAAATCAAAACATGTAAAAGATTTGTGGCCCTCATTTAGCTTCATTAATGTTCATGCAAGTATAGATGCAGTAGGCAAGTATGCTGGTATAGTGCGAAGTGGTAGTGACTGGGCCACAGTGGAATCTAATTTAAAATGGGTTCTTACACAACCAAACTGCAATATTAAAATTGCTACTGTGATTAGTGCTATTAACATTTGGTGGTTGCCTGAGCTATTAGAGTATTTTTCATGGTTGACCCCAGATCAATTTGAGCCTGTGCTAGCCAATGTAGACGCTGTTATTGGGCTTGGAAGTGTTCCAGTTCGATATCGCGCTTCGTTAATTGACATGCTAGAACAGTCAAAGTTTGCCAACCATGTTAACATGCGAGGAGCTGTTGACGCTTTGCGCAATCAGTGTTTTAATGAAACCAACTGGTATCACTTTTTGACTCAGCAAATGTTTCAGGATAATTATCGAAATGAAAAATGGTTTGACAATTTACCTATCAAACATGATGTATACAAAGAGGCATTAGCAATTGGATAAACTGACCATTGCCAACGAGATGAAGATGTTTGATCTTAAGGTCAGACCATTCTATGACGATCTCACGCCTGAAGAAAAGAAAAAGTTTTCAAACTATCTTATGATACGGTGGGGTTCCGCAGTGGAAGGACCTCGCGATTTGCAAGAGTACTATGTGATAGCTACTAACGAACGACTGAACAAGCATTTTTTTGATGTAAGCAAACATCCAAAATTGCAATGGCTTATGGCCACAACAGTAAGTCCCGAGACAGGCGCACACAGACACAACTGGATTGCACCCAAGAAAAAACAAGCAGGAGCCAGTGCCAAACGCAAAGCATTAGTAGCAATGTATCCGCACTACAAGGACGATGAGATAGAAGTCATGATGCAGATTGTATCAGACAAAGAAATCAAACAATACGCAAAAGACTCCGGCGACGATCCCAAATGACCCAATGCCAATACTGCAAGAAAGACTTTGCTCGAGAAACCAGTCTAGCGGTGCATGTGTGCGAGCCCAAACGGCGCAGACAGGAACGAGCAGAGCGTGGTGTGGAATTGGGCTTTCAAGCCTACATACGCTTCTATGAAATGAGCCAAGGTTCAGCCAAACTCAAGACCTTCGATGATTTTGCAGACTCCCCTTATTATCGTGCGTTTGTGAAGTTTGGACGCTATTGCGTGAGCACAAGAACTATTAATCCCAAACAGTTTCTTGAGTGGCTATTAAAGAACAACAAAAAGATTGATCGTTGGGCAAGTGATCAACTGTACACAGAATATCTCATACAGCACTTGCCTGTAGAGAATGTAAATGATGCGCTGGCCAGAGCTGTGGAGTTTGGAATGGACTGGGCAGAAAAGAATTCAGCACAGCCGCAGGACTGTTTGAGATATGGCAGCACTCCAGCCATGTGCTATGCAGTCACAACAGGCAGGATATCACCTTGGGTGATTTACAATTCAGAGTCAGGGCAAAAGTTTTTAGGCGATCTTACTCCTGATCAGATTAGCATGGTATGGCCTTACATTGACTCGGATGTGTGGCAGAAGAAGTTTCACAACTATCCTGCTGATCAAGAGTATGCAAAAGACATATTAAGCAAGGCAGGATGGTAGCATGGCAACAGTGATATTTTTAACACTCATACTCCTACAGATCAAACACTGGTACATTGACTTTGTGGATCAAGATATGATAGAAGTCAAGCACAAAGGCATCTATGGTCACTGGCTGGGCATGCGACACAGTCTCAAACAAGGCATTGGCACAGCAGTGTGTGTTGGTCTGGTAGTTGGTCCAGCCTATTGGCCAGCCAGCATAATAATGGGCGTGATAGATGCTGTGGCTCACTATCACATTGATTGGGCCAAGATGAACTGGGGCAATAGAGACATACAAAATCCCAGCTTTTGGGCACACTTAGGGTTGGATCAGATGGCACATCAGTTGACTTACATTGGCCTTGTGGCTATAATAGCATTATGATTAGAAATATTAGTGGCAGCAAATACATTCAAGTGTCTGGTGGCATGAACACCAATCCATACATCAGTCCAGGTGCCAGCGGCGCAGGTATGGTACGATGGAGTTCCAGCATGAACTGTTTGGAAATTAATGATGGCAACTCCTGGCAACAGCTTCACTCGGCACATCCTATGATTTCACTCTCATCAGACGCTGAAACCCTGTTAGATTGGGCCCGAACCAAGCGTGATGAAGAATGGCGCATTGCTGCCTTGGCAGACAAGCATCCCACAGTGGCAGATGCCTTGGCAGCGGTACAACTGGCCAAAGAGAAACTACAAGTTGTGACTGCACTGTGTAATACCGACACTAAATGAAACATGTAAACATCACGTATAAAACTGAATCATTTGGATTGCAACTGTTTGACAAATGGTATGCATACCGTCAGAGTTTAGATACCGACAACTACAAATCTGATATATTAATCACACACCAACCTAACACTATTTTGGGCGCAACCAACATATGGTTTGAATACATGCCAACAAGTGTAGACAAAAAAATGTTTGATTATGATCTAATATTTTTATGCAATGGAAGTGAGTCGTTAAAAGTATCTACATCGGCAATGATTGCGTTATTAAAAAAAGACAATGTGTATATTGTTGCTGATGGCTATGTAACCAAAGATCATCCAATGCATAGCAAAATTATTTGGCATCCAATTGATCCTATGCTGTGTAATGACTATTGGTCTAGACCGTTTTACCCACAGCTATACAACAATCATGCAAATGTAAACAAAACAAAAATTGGATCGATCTATGCAATTAACGGTGCCAATAGACCACATAGAGATTACTTTTTTAATTTGTTGAAAACTCAGGTACCAACAGTCAAGTTAAAAAACACTTATGATGCAATCAACAAACTACAGCCTTCGTTGATAGAATCTAAAGAAGATACAGTTTTTCGATTGACAATAAATACCATTTATAAAGATACACTCGAAACTTTCCGCAAAACGCCGTCATCGTCGATTACAGTTGGAGCAGACAACAAGTTTGGCAGTGTGTTGCCAGGATATTTTATTTTAGATGAATACTTTGAGTATCATTGCATAGTTTATCCAGAAACAACCTGGCAGAATGATGAGTTAACACTGACTGAAAAAGGCATGAAGTGTTTTTATTCTGAGTGTCTTCCAATGCCAGTTGGTGGCAGCAATATCAATCAGTTATACAATTCTTTAGGTTACTACACTGCCTGGAATCTGTTGCCCACAGAATTGCAATCATACGACAGCAACAAAAATCATCAAGATAGATATCAACAACAAATTACAGCAATAAAATGGTTGAGTAACAACACAGATGTTCTAACATCATCCAACGCCGTTGACATGATTACAGCAAACAAACAACGCCTGTTAAGCAACGCTATGGACTATGTTGCAGTTAAAACATTTGATCAACAATTCTTCAACCAACTAGATGCATCGCGCCAATAAATTTATATTACCCTTCTTAGAAATTATGCCAATACAAGGGTGTAATCTAAGTTGTGTTGGGTGCTCTAACTACAGTGACTTGATTCATCGTGGCTACCTAACCTGGGAAGAAGGCCGAGCACAAATTGAACCTTGGCTTGACCGTATTGACATTCCGGACTTTGGAATCATTGGTGGCGAGCCACTTATGAACCCAGAAATTTTTAACTGGATTACTGGCGTAAGAAACTTGTTGCCAAACAGTCAAATTAGGTTTACTACCAATGGGCTATTACTAGATAAGTTTCCAGACATAATGAAACTGTTCATGGAAGTTGGTAATTGTGTATTCAAAATTACCAAACATGTGTCTGACCCCAAACTAGAAGACAGCATACAAAAAATATTTTCTAACCATACCTGGCAGCCAGTGACTGAATATGGTATCAATCGATTTGTTACAGATAACCAAGTTAGGTTCCAAATTAATTCTCCGCAATTCTTTTACAAATCGTTTAAAGGCATGTATAATAACATGATGCCGCATCATAGCAATATCAATGATGCATTTGATTTGTGTTATCAACAAACATGTCCATTGTTGTACAACGGAAACATATACAAGTGTAGCAGTAATGGACTATTGACAGATACCCTGAGCAAGTTTGACAATCCAAATTTAGAACAGTGGGAACCCTACATAAACAACGGCTTGAGCATTGATTGTTCAGATGCAGAGTTAATGACTTTTATAGACAATTTTGGAAAACCAAATAAAATATGTGGAATGTGTCCCACTCGCAATCACACTGACAGCCATGTGTTACACTTTAACAATACCAATCACACCAAGGTAAAACAATGAGCGCAGACATTGATATTGATGTGCCGGACAGATCGGCTGTGCTGAAACTGATTAAACACACTGCCGCACGGCAACTGCATCAAGGTCAAGTGCGTAAACACAATTCAGGCATCTACGTCACAGACATTCCTCAAGACATACCCAATGGCTGTGCTGCCATAGACTATGAGTCAGCAGAACAGCGTGGATACTTCAAGATAGACCTGTTGAACATGAGTGTGTATCAGTTGATCCGTGATCCTGCGCACTATGCAGACATGCTGGCAGCCGCACCACCATGGCAGAGACTGTGGACTGATACTGCTTGGACCAGTCAGTTGGTGCATGTGGGCAATTACACAGACTTGATGGTGTCAATGCAGCCGGATTCTATCCCTAGAATGGCAGCGTTTATTTCAGTTATTCGTCCGGGCAAAGCGCACTTACAAAATCGCCCTTGGACAGAAGTATTTGCCGAAGTATGGAACGGGGATGACAGCCGCGGATACACATTTAAGAAAAGCCACGCAGTTTCCTACGCGGCTCTTGTTGCCCTACACATGAACTTGCTCAATCAAGACGCCGCACAAGTGTGATTGATTTTCGCTTGGTTTTCTTGCGAGCAATGTCCATCAAACTGCAAGCTGGACCGTGTAAAATTTCAAGATCTTTGTTGGAAAATGTGCGTAGTGTAGGGCGGAACTTGTCCCACTCACCGCGCAAAAAGATGTTTATGGGTATGCTTCTATTGCTTTCCCACCACCAAGTGGCTGCCAACTCCAGGTATTCTAGCTTGGCGTCTTGTGTTAGCACAGCACCAAAATCATAGATGGTTGTAACAGCATCGTCTTTGTTTTGTACTACACCCACATATTCTTCATTGGCATAAACGCACAGCGTTATAAAGGGGTATTTCACCGCCAGTTTTTGAAAGATATCATTACCCATAAATATTGTTCGAGGATCCTATGTATTCAACCACCGTTTACTTATACCAGCAAATTACCAAAGTATTGTTAGTTGACACCAGTGGTGGATATTTCACAGCGAGGTACGACCCAGTGTATGCAAAACAATTAACCGTTAACAAAGGCGTAGACAATGTTCTACTGTTTGAATTTATCAATCAAGAGGAAAAACCTGTAAACATCACAGGCAGCAGTTTCGTGTTTAGATTGATGAATCAAACCGGCGATCAACTGCTGGTCGAAAAACCCATGGTCACGCTCAGCG